GAAAGAGAAGAGAAAAGAGGGAGAGAAGAGTGATCTCGATCTTTTCTTAGACATAGCCTTCTTTTAATCAGGTAATTTATAAATTAAATGGCAACACAAAAAGAAGTGGCTGAACACTTGGATTTAAGCGTAAAACGCATCTCAGAGCTAATAAGGGATGGTATTTTGCCCTCTAAGATGGGAAGAAGTCCTTTAAACATAGATGTATGCAGAATTGCTTACATTTCATACCTTAGAAAACTTGGTGGCTACAACAAGCGTACTGGATCAGGAGATATTGCAGAGGAAAAGACCAAGCTAACAGCAGCGCAAGCTAGAAAAGCAGAATTAGAAGTTGAAGAAATGGAGTCTAATCTAATACCAGCGCAACTAGTAGAAGATACTTGGGTTTCTTATGTTTCAAATGTTAGAGCTAAGTTGTTAGGAATACCAAGTAGAATAGCGCATCAAGTTATAACAGTTGATAAATACCCTGAAGCAGAATTAATAATAAAAGAACAAGTGCATGATGCACTTATTGAGTTGGCAGAAGATGGAATACCACCAAAATATAGAAAAGCTAATGCAGAACTTGAAGAACACTTGGACACCACCCAAGAATCTCAAGATATCTGATTGGGCAGATCATTACAGAAAACTATCACCTGAATCTTCAGCAGAAGCAGGTCAATGGCGTACTGATAGAGCAGAGTATCAGCGTGAGATTATGGATGCCTTTAACGATCCTGATATACAAAGAATTATCTTTATGAAATCTGCTCAAGTTGGTGCTACCGAAATTTTACTTAATGTCATTGGTTACTATATAGATCAAGATCCAGCTCCTATGTTAATCATGCAACCAACATTACAGATGGCTCAAGCATTTAGTAAAGATAGATTAGCTACCATGATTAGAGATAGTGAGAAGATAAGGCATTGTGTTAAAGATGCTAGAAGCAGAGATAGTGGTAATACAGTTTTAAGTAAGAAGTTTGCTGGCGGTAACTTAAATATAGTTGGTTCTAATTCTGCTGCTGGTTTAGCATCAAGACCAATCAGGATTGTTTTAGCAGATGAAACTGATAGATATGAACAAAGTGCTGGTGCTGAAGGTGATCCAATATCACTAGCCACCAAGAGAACTACTACCTTTTGGAATAAAAAGATTTATATGTGTTCAACGCCAACGATTAAAGGACTATCAAGAATAGAAACTGCTTTTGAAGAATCAGATAAGCGCTACTACCATGTGCCATGCCCTGAATGTAATACTAAGCAAGTATTAAAGTGGAAGAATGTTGTATGGGAAGAAGATAAACCTGAAACAGCTAATTATGCTTGCGGTGAATGTGGATCAGTTATAGATGAATCTAAAAAACAATGGATGCTTAAACATGGTGAGTGGATAGCATCAGCACCAAAATCTAATACAGCAGGATTTCATATATCAGAGCTATATTCTGTTTGGTCTACTTGGTCTGATATGGCTAAATCATTCCTTGAAGCTAAAAAGAATCCTGAAATGTTAAAGACTTGGATTAATACTGCATTAGGTGAGTCTTGGGAAGAACAAGGCGAAGCTGTTGAGTATGACACTTTATTGGCAAGAAGATTAAATTATGATTACACAACTATTCCTGAAGATGTTTTAGTTTTAACTGCTGGTGTTGATACACAAAAAGACAGATTGGAGTTACAGCTAGTTGGATGGGGTAAGAATTATGAAGCATGGGTTTGTGATTACAAGATATTTTGGGGTGATCCAAATGCAATGAATGTGTGGAATGACTTAGACAACTACCTGAAGAAAAGATTTAAAACTGAATCTGAAAGATCAATACCTATATCATGTTGCACTATTGACTCAGGTGGACATCATACCAACATGGTCTATCAATTTACCAAGCCAAGACAAGCTAGAAGGATATTTGCAGTTAAAGGTTTATCAGTAGCAGGCAAGCCAATAGCAAATAGACCTAGTTATGTTGGTAAAAATAAAGCAGCTCTATATGGTATTGGTACTGATAGTGCTAAAGAAGCTATCTTTGCTAGATTATCTACTGAACCTGATACAACTACACTACATTTCTGCTCTGATCTTGATGAAGAATACTTTAAACAACTTACAGCAGAAAAAAGGATCACTAAATTTGTTAGAGGTAGAAAAACTTTAGCTTGGAAGCAAGTCAGACCAAGAAACGAAGCATTAGATACATTGGTATATAACTTTGCAGCTATCTATATCTTAAACCCTAACTATGAAGCTATTGAGAACAAAATACTTACCCAAGAGTCAAAACCAAGAGAAAAATCACAAAATAGACCACAAAAGGGCATAAATCGCGGTAATTTTGCTACTTCTTGGAAATAAAGGCACTTTTTTTTATATTTTTGTACATATTTATATATTTTTATATATAATGTACAGTATGTTAAACAAAAAGGAGTTAAACATGCATAGAATGAAATATAAATCAGGAGAATTCTCAAGACTTGTTGGTACAGGTAAAACTAAAGAACAAGCTATAGCAAATTTGAAACTAAAAACCTTCCAAAAGAAAAAAAGGGACTTATTAAACTCATTAAGCATACAAGAGCTTAATGCTTTATGTTCAATGCTTGAGTGTTCAATTTGTAACGAAGAAGAATTTGATGAATACTGCGTAGCAGGTGATGCATGGGGATTTAAGAGTTATAAAGATATTTTAGATTTAGAAAAAAAACTGTATTCAATAGCAATGGTTACAGAAAAAATAGAAGGTGATAAAAATGACTGAACTTAAATATACAGCAAAAGACATAGATAATTTAATTGCAGAACAAAAAACATTTAAAGGTAATTTGCATGATTTTATAAGATATAAATGTGATCCAATTATAAGCGTGCTTAATACAACTAAGTCTAATGAAGAATGGGACAGTAATTGGAATAAAGGAAGTAAAAAATTACAAGAAACTGGTCGATATTGTACTTGTTGTGGCAGACCTGTAAATGATAGGGTAATGTTTCACATGGTAACAGGTGGTAATTCTATGGGAAGTAAAAAAGATAACCTGATTTTTACTTTATTTGATGATAGCGATATGTATATGTATGAAATTGGATCGTCTTGCGCCAAAAAAATGACAAAAGAGATACTAAAACCGCTTGGCTTAAATCCTAGAGATTATTTTTATGGTGTTGATTATGTTGCTAAATATGAAAGCAATCCTGATTATTTAGATATAGATGATTTGCCTAATGGTTATAAACCAGTCTATTGTAGCTAAAATAAACCAAAAACCACCAAAGGCTCTTAATTGAGCCTTTTTTATTTTCTGCATTTTTAATATTGACATTACACCAATGCACCTTAGTGTTAGATATAGATATATCTATAACATTTATGAGGTTTTTGCTTGAGCAACAAATTTGATTCAGCTAATTATCCATCTCAAGTACCTGCTGTTTTGCAGAAAGGTGATTTTTGGGCGTGGAAAAAACCAAACCTATCTACTGATTATCCGCTAGCAGCTTATTCATTAAAATATAAATTTTATTTAATAGATGGTTCTACCGCATCTAATTTCACTATAGATGCTACTGAAAGCAATAATGAATATATTATTTCTACATCTAGCACTACATCGCAAACTGCTGGTGATTATAGATGGGATGCAATAATTAAAAGAACTTCAGATAATGTTGAAGTAATAATTGAAGATGGTTACAGCACTATTTTAGATAATGCTGTTAGAAGTCATGCAAAAATAGTATTTGATTCAATTTGCGCTGTTATTGAAAACAGAGCATCAATAGATCAGTCCTCAATGTCTATTGCTGGTAGATCGCTTTCAAGAATGTCTATAGATGAACTATTAACCTTTAAAGATAGATATAAGGCTGAATGGTTAAAAGAAGTAAAAATGGCAAGAATTAAAAACAATCAAGGTTCAGGCAACACTATAAAAGTTAATTTTGGGAAGATTACATAATGGCTTGGTATGACAATATATTTGGAAGAAATGCATCCAAAGATAAAAAAAGAAAGGCATACGCTAGAAGTTATACAGGTGCAAATACTGGAAGGCTTTTTGCAGATTTTTTAACAACTTCTGCAAGCGCTGACGCTGAGATAAAAGATAACATAAGAATTTTAAGAGATAGAGCAAGAGAATTAGCAAGGAACGATAGCTATATTGCAAGATACTTAAATTTAATGGTATCTAATGTTATC